CTCTACCGTACCTACTTGAGAGCCTTATTGGTGGGAAACGTGCAGTTCGTTCGCACTAGTTACTGCTATTCATTTGGGCAGATACACCGAGAGGCCTCATACAAGGTCCCAGGCTATGCTTACGCAAATATTCTCTGGGACCGTTCTGATAGTTCTCCCTATCTCTGCTTATTTCTAGCAACAGTAACCCCAACCCTAAACAGCGGGCTGGTCCAATTGAAGGTAATCAAGCGCCAGAGCCGGTTGTACTCTCTCACGAAAAAGGCAGTCGTCCCGCCGAATTGATGAATAAGTATTAAAGTACTCTGACCAAACAGGGTGTTCAAAATCCCAAGTTTGTATAACACGATGGTTTATAGGTTGCAATATTTGAAGACCATCGAAAAATCTCTCTAATTCTAGTTGTTGTTCTACAGATATCTTGTAAAGACTAGCAACCAAAGCTCGTGTGCCTGGCTTTGGATCCATAAAACTTACATCAGCTTTCACTGCAGACTGGACTTGATTTCTTGTCCAGAAAGAGAAGCTCTTATCATTTGCGCTAAAAAGTGATTTCCTAAGTTTAGCATCCACTCGGCGAGTCGCCCGTAGGATGTAGCAAGCAAATGAACCAATAACGGGACATCCCCGATATTGGTGTGCTAAAGAATATGCTTTAGCACGGCTGAGCATGTGAAGCCTCGGCTTTCCAGCGACAACCCCTTGTCTATCAGTCCATCCAAAGTTAACAAGTACTTTGCGCGGATCGGTAACAGTTACCATGTCAACGACATCAAACACATTTCCACAAAAGGAAGCTGTATTTAGATCCACACATTTCTCAATTTTAACTCTGAACCCGATATCTTCAAAGGTACTAGCTGTAATTCCCGATAGAGCAGGGACGGAGAACAAACCATCATCACCCTCCACTACAATTCCTCTGGGCTCGATGTCCTGCATACTACACGCAAATTTGATTAACATTAAATTAGTATAACCATTTCCTAGTGAGGTACACATTTCACCACTCATTCTTTTTCCATGTACATTAGCTCTAACATAATCATTACCCATTTCGTAAGTCTCC